AGGCACATAGCCCTCGCGGAACTGCTTGGAGACATTGGTGTTGTCAGCATTGCTCAACGTGGAAGTACGAATCCAGCGGAATGTATAGCCAGCTTCCGGGTTGGGGTCCGGAAGAAGAGTTGGCGGCGCCCAAGAAGCAACACGAGTCTGCGTGTCGCGGGTTTCAAGTTCGCGGGGTGTGCGGTCAGCCATGACCGTAATCCTTTACATATTGAGCAGCGTACTGCTCAGGGGACAGACCAAAGCGGTTAGCAAGGCGGACTTGACTAGCCGTTAGAACGACCTTGTTTGTGGTGCGAGAGGTTCTTGTAGCGGGCGCAACCACATTACCGGCCGAGGTCTGCCGGGGTGTTGGAGGGGTCGGCTTAGCGGCCACCTCAACTTCTTCCGTCCTAAAGTATTCAGGGAAACGACTACGCACAGAGCGGTCAATCTCCTGGTAATACTCATCAGAGCGGGGATCAATCTTGCGCTTATGGATGAGTTTATCACTCACCGCATAAGCGTAAGCCGTCATGTCTTCTTCAAGTTCACCACGGGCGTCAAACCACAGGTTGTTCTTATACCATTCCTCAGCTTTTGGATCGACATTGACCACAGTCTTCTGAGGCACCTGAGCCGGCTGTTCCTGCACTTGAGGCGGTACGTAGTTAACGTACCTCTCATGCTCGGAAACAAGGCGCTGAAGCTGCTCCTGGCTATCAAGGAACTTACCAGTCTCACCAGCCTCAAAGGCTTCCTTAGCCGCCTTCTTGACGCCATCAATCTGGGCCTCGGCACGCGCCTTGGCTTGATTGACAAGGGCCTGTTCATTGGAGACGCTGGCACGCTTAAGGCGGTTATTCTCCTCAAGCAGTGCCTGAGCAAGACGTACAGCCTCTTCCTTCTCGCGGGCCGCCAGTTCCTTAGCCCGCCGCTCAGAGTGAGCCTTGTGGGTCAGGTCCTTGATGCGCTTCTGGACACCCTTACTGTAGGTGCCAACTTCATCCTCAGGGACAGTAATGTCCTCATCAGATTCAGTCTTTTCCGGCGCTACATTCCGGCCACGGTCCTGCTCCGGAGTGTCGTCAACAATCTCAATCTCAATATCAAGATCGCTGGACTTCTCTTGGGTCTCGCTCATGCGCGCTTAATCCCCCGAGGGTCTTCAACAACAGCTTCAACCGTATCATCGTTGATGATGCGGAACTCCTTGCCGTGAATCTTGAGGCGGGTGCCAGAATAAGCGCGGAACAAAACCCAATCACCTTCCTTACACCAGGGGCCATGAGGGAACTTCTGCATATCATTGTACGCAAGACCGCCAAGGCGCAAGACAAATCCAACAATAGATGCTGTCTGTTCTTTGTCGATGGCGTTCTGAGGGATGTAAATCCCCCCGTCAGTCTTTTCTTCTAGCTCAGGCATGGCGATCAGTAGCTTGTAACCAACAGGTTCAGGCAACTGACTTGCAGCACGGACTTCCTCGGAGAAGTCAGGCAGTTTGATATTAAGGTCCATCTTTACTCACCGCGCACATTGAAGGGTGTGCGACCCAGCGCCCCGAATGAGGCGATTAGTCTGCCCTCTGGCTGCGTTCAACCAGATCAAGCAATTCCCTCTCAGCGAAGGATAAACCTTCGATAAATCCTGTGTGATACTTGTAGTCCGGGAAGTCAGAGCAACCTCCGGTCGTTACATGATCGGTGCGCCGGTCTAGCATATCTCTGATTGTCTTGCAAAGAATAGCAAGGATACTTTCTTCAACCGTATCGCGCATCAGCCTGTAACCTTACTAGCAATGTCAACGCCAGTCTTGATGCCATCAAGTCTCAGGCGCTCAATGGCTTCCTGATACCTGTGTGCTTCCTGCTCTTTACTGGCAGCAATCTTAATGCCGGCGTTAAGGCCCGCCTGACGCTCCTGAGAGGCGATACGCTCTTTCTCAAGGGCAAGACGCCCAGTATTCAACAAAGCGTCTGCCTCGTCCTTCTGAGCCTTACGCTGCACCTCAGCCTGCTTGATCTGAAGCTCTTGCATCTGAGCCTGCATCACAGGGTCCTGCATCTTCTGCATGTTCTGCTGCATTTGTGCCTCAGCCTGATTCTTCTGAAGGAGGCGGCCAGAAGCCTCAGCAATCAATCTGGAAAGCTCAACCTCAACATCCTCAGGCATGGCTTCATCAGGCGGCGGCAGGGAGACGCCAAGCTGCTGCTCAATCTCCTTGCGGTACTTAAACCCAAGGTGCTCAGAAATATGGGCCATAGCAGCGGCCTGGATGGCAGAAGCCTGGGGAGACTGACCAACCATAGCCGCGATCTTGGGGTCCTGCATGCCGGCCATATGGACCTGAATATGAGCGTCATGGTCCTGATACAGGAACGCCTTAACTGGCTTGTTGATGAGGATAGCCATGTTCTCAGACACGGGGTCCATCGGCTTCTTGTCCTTGGCCGAAGGAACGATCTTCTCAACGTCCTGAATCCCCAGAACCGTAAGCATCTGCTTATGAAGTTCCGGTAGGTCGTAGATTCCAGGCGCCTGAGCGGACAACTGAAGCGCCGCTTGGTATTGCACAACACGCTGAGAAAGAGACGCAGCGTTAGGGTCCGTTACCGGAATAACGTCAATACGCTCATCATAGTCGTTGGTGCGGGTGGCACCATCATCAGTCTCGTACTCATACTCAGCAGGGGAACAGTCCTTGATGATCTCAACAAGGAGTGCCAGTTCCCGCTTCATGGAGGCGTGAAGGCGTGCCTGCACCGCAGACATAACCTTCATAGCCCGCTCCATCAGAGCGAGCGTAGTGCCTACAGGAGCCTGTTGATTAGCGTCACCAATCTGTAGGTCAGCGATTGAAGCAAAACGCCGGCCCTCTTCAACCATGTTACCAAGCAGGGTTGCCAGGACTTGAGAAGGTTCTTTGTACGGAAGAAAAGTGATTGCATCTTTAATGGCTCCAGAGGGCACATCAACGTCACGGAACTCCCCAGGCATGAGCGGGGAGCTATCGCCTTTAATGCGCAGCCCACGGGCCTTCAGGCCGGCGGGGAGGTTAGAGAGGGTGCCAGCATCAATAAGCTGCCGCAGGATGCTTGTGGCGCTCTTGGCGATACCACCAACAAGGTGAATCAAACCAAAGGCGTAGAAGCCAAAGCCTGGGATATAGTCATACTGAACAAAGTGTTGACGCTTGATCTTAAGGTGGTCACCCGGCTTCCAGTTCCGGTAGATGGATAGAATCTGGCCGGAGGTCTTATCAAGGGTAACTACATAAGGAAGGGCGATGCCGCTTGGTTCACCATCCTCGTCCTGATCTTCAAACCCAGGAAGATCAATATCAGTGTGCATCTCCAAAAGGACGTGCCGGTCATCATTGCCGTTCACGTCCTCCCCCGTCATCTCATCCTTGGCTTGCTGGATATCAGAGATGCTAGGAGTGGGGGTGGGGAGACTGATATCAGCGTAGAAGCCAATGGCCTGCAACTTCTTCACATCATTGGGATACTTCCGCATGATGTGGGTGTAGCGAGGGCAGGACAGCAAATCAGAGGCGCCATACGGGACCACAAAGTCCTCAGCAGGCACATACATAGAAACAGGCCGGCCCAAGTTAGGGTCCGGGTACACCTTCTTAAAGCCAGCCCCAGCCAAGGGGAGGGCAAACAGCATACGTTCATGCTCAGCGCGGTATTCCACCATTCGCTCAGTAAGCATGTAGTTCAGGTCATTCTTGACCCGGATAGCCTGCTTCTCCCGTTCAGGAGTGATCTTTCCAATGATCTTGGTCTTGACAGGGCCGCCAGCAGGAAAAGTCTCCATGATGGCCTGAGACTGAAACCGAACAGCAGCCTCAGAGAGGATTGGATGAAACACACCACAAGCCCCAGGCCAGGGGGTGCTGCGGTCCTCAATCTTCAGGCCAAGTAGATCCAGGCCCTTGCGATAGGTATCAGACCAGTCGCGGCGGCTGTTGAGGTCATTCTGGAAATCCTGAAGGAGTTGGCTGCCAAGGGACATAACGTCCCTATCTTCCATGAACTCAACCAGATTAGCCCCAAAGGTGGGGTCAACCTCTTCAGTCTTTTCCTTCCCAAGGATGACGATGGCACCCCCATCAGGGGTAGAAATACTTACGGACTCAGGGTCCTCAATCTCAATCTCCATGGCTGGCATGGGTGCCGGAACAAAGTTGGGGTCCAACGCCTTATCAACAGCCACAGAAATCTCCTTCAATAATAAGCAGCGTGCCTGCGCGGAAGAGGCTCATCATCTTCATCATCACTTGGCAAGTGGATGAGGCCGCCCTGCCTGTAACGCATTAACGCCATTACCACGCTATCAACAAGATCGTCTGTAGCGCCATTGGGGAATGCGGCGCAATCCTCAATCACTTCATCTGCCCATTTACGTTCCGGTGCCCACACCATACCAGAGGAAATAATGTCTGCAACACTGTTTGCTCTAACGATCTTATCGTTGGGAGCCATCTTGGTGCCACGAGTCGGGGTGAAGTCAGATACTGGAATCCCCATGGACCTAAGCTCGTGGATAAGGGGTAGCCCTGAAGCCTTGGCTTCAATCAGCATAGTGTCTGGCTGCCACTCCTTATACATCTCCATTGCCCGCGCTTTCAGGGCGGGAAACTCAAGTCTCTCCTTGAAGGCGTCAAGCATGATGAGGTTTGGTGTATTCACTCCAGAACCATTGTCGTGCTGGAATACTCCCCAAACAGTGAAGGCTGAGTAGTCTGATCTGTTGTTCTTTGTGTACGCAGTGTCGGCAGAGATCATTACGTACTCAACTTCAGGCGCAAAAGGCTTGGTCCACCGCTTCCACCACTCCCTCTTAAGAATGGCACCCTCTTCATTGGTGGGCTGCTGCTGGTACTGAGCGTTCCACTTGCTGGCTGGTAGTTCAGCCTTAAGTGCCTCAAGAGCCT